CGTCTGGTTGGTCTTTGTCTTCTAAGTCTACTATCCATGAATCCCATGTATCTCTAGCGACTTGTTCACTCTTTAGTTGTTCTTCTGTTTTTTCTGTCAACATTACTTTGTTCTTTTTTTTAATGCACGTAAGCTTATATTAAGCTTGTACTTGATTAATAAATATCTTTGGACTATCCTTAGCCCATGCTTTTTACTCTTAGCTTTATCTAAAGCTTGCTGTATAATACCTTTCATGTTATATGATTTGCTGTAGGGGGAAGATTCGAACTTCCACGTAGCGGTTAGCTAAAGGACAATTGTTGCAACTTGGTGGTCAACCCCATATATCCTAAAGTTTATTCCTTTCTCTACACCCCCGAGACAGGAGGGCATGTCTGCCAGTTTCATCACCCTACATCACTAGCTTGCTCTCTCTTTGAGTTTAAGCCATCTAACCTTCTTTGTATATCACGTTGAGATACAATGATGTTAAACTTCTTTCTAAGTATCCTTTGAGTTTTATTCAGACCTGTGCCGCTATTAGCATGCATATCCGATACAGCGTTTACTATTTGCTGCTCTTGTTCTGTTAGTTTACTCTTCATGTTTAAATCTAGGTTGAGTGTAACCGCATTGGGCTATCTTTTCCAAAGATATAATTTTTATTTCACATCCTTGTGATTTTTGATTATCAGACTTTAGTCTTGTCATCAAGTTTTCGTTATACCTGGAATCGTTTAGTAGCTCTAATGTGTCACCTACACAAACTTCTCTTGTTGTTTTTTTGTGTGGTTTATTTATTAAAACTTTTTCTCCTTTGCGTTTACCGTAATACCTTATTTCGTAGGTAACCTTATTAAAACATATAGGCATCTTATACATTCAGTACCTCCTTAATGCTTTTTATCTTTTGAGCAAGGTGTTTGTTTCTAGAGATTAATTCTTGACACGTCTCTGTAAGCTCTGCGTAATTCTGCCCACTGATACTGTAATCCTTACCTTTCTCTCCATACAATTCAAACCTACAATACTCAGCTAGCTTGTTGTACAATTCAACACTATCTTTTTCCATGCATAAAGTTTCTTCATACACTTTAACATAATGTAATACTGTTGCATGGTGTTTGCCAAACATTTTACCTATTTGTGTTAAAGTAAATTTAAAGTAGTCATGTATAACGGAGCAAATAACTATGTTAGTGTTGACCATAGCTCTTTTTCTAGTGTTCACTAAGTCAGCATCAATATTCATATGTATAAATGCTCTTGAAAACACATTACTTAGAATTGTCTTATTAATCTCACTTATATTCAGGGAATGAATCCTCTGCGAATTCGGAGTCCAAGGATTTAATTTTTTGGTAGATTGTATTTGTTTTTCCATCTGCTAATTCTTTTTCTTGTTTAGTACTATCCAAGCCCATGTTACTTTGGACAATAGCATTTTCGTGTAATAACTTGTCTATTTTACTCCTGGTCTTCTTGTTCGTGTAGTAAGGAGATAAACTTTGATTTTTCTTGGTAGCCATATATTCCTACGTTATTTATTTTAGCACTAGGTGGTATCATTTCATTGAAATACAACCATGCATTGATTAGTTTTACGTTGTTGTTCTTATCTATTGTCTTGATAATAGTTTTCTTTCTTTTATACCAGATAGGGTGACCCTCTAGCATATCTAAATCATCAAGAGTAGCCCTACTAACGTCGTAGAGCTCTCCTGATATATTAGTTAAAGAAAACGATTCAGACACGTATGGTATACCATCTTCGTACATTACGTACTTATCTTTAGTAAGTCCTGTACCTATGTATTTACTACCTGCAAGTAGTCTATGGTTTCCATGTGCTCTTTTCAGAGTTCCGTATACAAATACTGTTTCCAATTAAAATTTGATTATGTTGTTAAATGCAGTGTACATGTCTTGCACACCATCTTGGTCCATCTTTCTAAACGATTGTATATTAGCTATACCATTCTGGTAAGCTATTCTACTGTCGTCCATTCCTGTTACAAAGTCTACAACTACTACGTCGTATGGAGCTTTCTTCTCTATAAAGGCAAAGTAAAACTTGTGAGCTTTAAGGCCGTCAAGATAAAATGCTGCTTGTATTCCATACTTAAAGTTCTTTATGCTTTCTGCTATAGCTTCTATGTCTATACTTTTACATGTTTTTATATCAACTATGTAATTTTCTTTAGGGTCATAGTAATCTACTTTAGCTTTACACTTTACTCCTTCAAGCTCGAATAACTTTATCACTTCTCTTTCTCCACCCTCATGTACTAGCTTGCTGTATACAGGATGTCTGTTTAGACTTTCTTGCATACCAAGCAACATGTTCTCACTCTTTCCAGGCAAATGGTTAGGTACGTTTTGATTCTGTTCTTTCCATTCTGCTATATACTCTTTACCTGCTTTGGTTCTTTTATCCATAGCTGGCTCAAAGGCATATAACTTCTTGTACTCTTCAGGCTCAAGCATCATAGCATGGAACGCAGACCCTACTAAGAACGCTTCACTCTCTATGTTTTGTGACATAGCAAAATCAAACTGCTTCTTGCTCCCTTGTAGAGCCTGCTTTACCATACTAGCTGATATATACTCTTTATCATCAAAGTAATTATCGTCTGTAATAATGTTATTGTTTTCTAACATAACACATACTTTGCTACGTTAGTCATCTTTTTGCTACCATCTTTGTTAGTCCACCTGGTAGCCACTCGTGCATTTTCTGTATTTATCTTTACTCCGTCTGCTTTTAGTAAAAAGATAGATGCGGATAGCCTTGTATTACCAAGGTCTCTAATAGCTTCTAATGAGGTTATACTTTTGTACTCTTGTAAGTACTTTAATAGTCTTGACTTATGTGTTTCTTTTTTCATTTTTTAAAACTTTAATGATTACTCCTGCTCTTTCTTTATCTACAACATACCCTGTAAAGTGCGGTATGAGGTTATGTATGTCATCATCCTCTATCCATTCGTTCTTAACCATAAGGTCTTGTACTGTTTGGGCTGGGTTGATGTAATCAAACTTTCTCTTACTGTTTCGTATAAAGTAGAATGATACTGTGTATGGTTTTTCTAAACCTTCTGTAAGTTTCAGGAACTTATCTTTTTTTTCCTGGTAAAACTTCTTGGTGTTTTTTATATACTCTCTTGTCGTCTTACTGTTTATCAGGTATTTACCTGTCCACTGTTTGCTGTTCTTGCTTGACGGTACGTTAAAGGGTATATATATTTCATCCTTTCTCATGCGGGTCTGGTATATATAAGTGAAATGTTTGAGCTGCCCATTGCTTTATTTTCTCGATAAAATCTAACATGTCTTTGTTAGATAGCTTGGTAGTGCTTTCTGTAGTATCGTACCATTCATCATTAACCTCTATCTTTTTTTTAAGAAATGTTTGCTTCAATAGCTCGTGAGTTTCTTCTTTAGTATATCCTGTATAGTCGGATATAATTTTTACTACAACTCCCCAATAATATTGATTCAATTGATTGCTTCTTTTAGGTTTGTACTCTGATATAGTAACTTGCACAGTCTTATCTTCGTATCTGGCAATGTCTTGGTCAAGACGCTCCTTGTTTCCAAAGTGCATCTTTCCCTTAACAACTTTAGCTATGTGTATAAGCTTCATAGTAAAGCAAGGGCTTTTACACCCCTGCAATTACATTTAGAATGGCATACTATCGTCAGCTACACCACCTGTACTAGCGTTTAAGAACGCTTCATGAGCAGCTTTATATGCTGCAGAGTCTGACGGGCTTAACGGTTTGTTATGTCTATTCTGGTCAAACGTAAGGTTGCTACCTTCTGGTCCAGACATTTTGTAATCCATTACAGATTTAATTACAGGTTCTCCCGTATCTTTGTCGTTAGTCCAGTATTCACGTCTACCAAGTATAACTTCAATAACACTACCTACAGCTTCTTTACAAGCGATAGGTGGATTATTAAATGTTGTAGCACCTGCTGACATTAAGAAACGCTTAAATATTTTCATACGAATATCTTTTGCAGCTTCTGAAGTGTTGTCATCTGCACCACTCATCTTTAGGTATGCAATACCAGATTTGTTTGCTACCTTAAACTCTGTATACGGAATACCGTGATACCCTTCTCTTTGTTCTGAAGATTTTACTTCCATAACTTTTACTTTATGGACGCCTTCTTTTAAGTAACTCTGTTGAGCTGTTACTTCTACTTGTTCTAAATTCTTAAACATTTGTTTTTGATTTAAAGATTAGTTATAATACTCTTCGCACTTTTCTATGACCTGTGCAAGGTCGTTATCTACATATAGTTGTTCAAACATTCCCATCGGACTCTTAGCTGAGTCTTTCCCTGAAGATTGTGTTCTAAACCTATACTTTGCTTGTTCTTCACCGTAGTGATTATCTGTAAACAGACAGCATACAAACTCTTTCTCTACACGCTTCTTCCAACGATTACCGTCAACAGCTACAAATCTTTCTTGTACACCGTCTTCACCGTCATAAGCTCCGTCAATAGCTAAGAACACTACATACTTATCAGTATTCTTACTCATGTTTAGGATTCTATCTATCTCCTTGTTGTAGAATGACCACACATCAAAGCCTTTAAACCTGATGTCAGCTTCTCTGTATATCATTTCTACTAAGCTGGTAAATGATTCCACTACAATAGTATCTATATCCTTTGACTTAACTGCTTTGTCAAACGCTGCATTGAATGTATTCAAGTCTGGTATTGGTACGTTCTTGAATTCTTTTGCTCCTTTAAACGGAAGCTGTTTTCTTTCTGTGTTTAGTACAGCTGTTGTGTGAGGATTTAGATTTCTCAACGATGTTGATTTACCTGACCCACTCTTGCCTACTACAATAATATTTGGTTTCATTTGTCTTTGGTTTTTAATTGTTTATACTCATCCATACTATAGGTCTTAGTCTTTTTGTCTGATGCACAAACAAATTTCATAAAACCTCGTAGCATGATGTTTTCTTTATTCTTCATTCGCTCATCTATATTCCTAAAAGTCTTATTAACAACTTCTTTGATGAGCTTTTTAGAGAACGGTAGCTCTGCAGCCACCTTGTTTACTATGTCTTCGGGTTTTTTCATGGTTTAGTAAAGATAATAAATTAATTGTTATCAACAAAACTATTGTAAGAATTATCGTCATCAATCTCTTCAAAC